TTTTTTTTTGAATTATACAAATTATTAAAATATTCTTTTTCAAATATTATTATATTATCTAAAAAATTTATAATAAATTCTTCATTAAATATTATTTTTGTATCCATTTTTTTTATAATATAATTGTTATTAATTTTAAAAGTTTTACAATAACAATAAATTATTAAATCTAATCCATTAATTAATTTTTTATCAGAATATAGACTTATTGATGGAATATGAGGTAGAAAATCATTTCCTAAAAAGAAACAAATAAAAATAAAATCATTAATAATATTATTATTATCTAATTCTATATCCATATTAATAGAATATATAAATTCATCTAATATATAATCTTTAATAATATCCATAGATATTAAAGTTAATATTTCATTACTATTTTTATTTATAGTTTGTGCTTCTCTTAAAAGATAAATATTTTTTTGTAATGTAGCTAATGATAAAAATATTAAATCAGCATCTAAACCATAAATTACATTTTTTTTAGTAGAATCAGTTGTATTTCTAATATATTGTAATAATTTATGTTCTCCTTCTGCTTCAATATAACAACTTGAATATAATATTTTTAAATTATCTTTTCTATTCTTAATATATTGTTTTATTTTTCTATCTAATGTTTCCATAAATATAGTTCCAGGTGTTATTGAAGCATTCGTCCAATTACAACCTTTTTCTTTATTAAATTTTCTTTTTAAATTATCATATAATTTTTTATCTTTAGCTGATTTAAATCTTCTTAGTCGTTGTTGTTTAATTTTAGCATATGGTGCTACACCATCTATACTAATATATACCATTTCTTTAGGTTCAATAAATTGTATTAATTTTTCAATATAATTAATACAATTTTCAATCATTAAATTTTCTAATGTTTTTATATTTTTAATACTACTATTATTAGCAATCGTTTCAAAACACTTTGGATGTAATAAACAATTAGTATCTATTAATAGATTATCAATATTTCCTTTTAAACTATCAATATTAGTTAATAAGTTATCATAATCATATTTTTTTAATAACCATAAAAATAATCCTGGTACACCCATATATATATATATATTAAATTAAATTATATAGATATTTTATTCTTATATATAAAATTATCAATTTTATATTATATAGAATTTTTTATATTATATATATATATATATATATATATAAAATGAATAATATAGATATTATTTTAAATGAATCTGAATTATCTGAAAGTACTATTCAATTAGAAAAAGATTTAGAAAAGATTTTAAATGGAGGCAATAAACGTACATATAAAAAAACTTCTAAAAAAAAACCTTCTAAAAGAAAAGTGTCAAAAAAATCTTCTAAAAGAAAAGATTCTAAAAAATCTTCTAAAAGAAAAGCTTCTAAAAAAAGATCAGGAAAAGCTTCTAAAAAAGCTTCTAAAAGAAAAGCTTCTAAAAAAGCTTCTAAAAGAAAAGCTTCTAAAAAAGCTTCTAAAAGAAAAGCTTCTAAAAAATCTTCTAAAAGAAAAGCTTCTAAAAAAGCTTCTAAAAGAAAAGCTTCTAAAAAATCTTCTAAAAGAAAAGCTTCTAAAAAAGCTTCTAAAAGAAAAGCTTCTAAAAAATCTTCTAAAAGAAAATCTTCAAAAAAAGCTTCTAAAAAAAGACCATTAAATGAATACATGCTAAAATTAAAAGAAGCTAGAAAAAAGAATTTAGATTCTTTTGAATATAAAGGTAAAACATATGTTAAAGCTAAAACCAAAACTGGTATGGTAATTTATAAAGCCAAATAAATTAAATTTAATTAAATTTAATAAAGCTAAACAATTTTATATCGAATTAATCATTATATCATTATCATTAAATATTTCAATATATTGAATTTTTTCATCTCCATGTTTAAATTCATTAAAACCATGAGATAATCCATTATCTATTTTCCATAATGAATTATTACAAATTGAATTAATTTCTTCATCATTAAAAATAGTAGGTGTATGACCAATAACCATATTATTTATTTTCCATAATTTTAAAACTTTATATACATATTTTTCACATTCGCTATCATTAGCATCTTTAGGAATATTACCTAATATTCTATTCCAAAATGGTGAAATATCATTATTAAATAAAATATCTTTTATACTACCTATATTTTTATTCTTTGTTTTAATATTTATTGAATCTAATAACCATAATCTAATAATCCTATTTATATCAGTAATATTATATTTTACAGCTATCTCTGGTAATATACCCGCATGTAAAAATAGATTTTTACCAATAATAATAGCGGAGTTTCTTGTACAAGCCATAAACTTACTCATATCTTCTCCTCTTTCAAATAATTTTTTCCTACGGTTATATGCTTCAGAACTACTAACACTTGATTCAGAATCATCTAAATGATTATTTCTTAATTTAAATTTTGAAATAGATTTCAAATCATCTTTTGAATTATATTTTAAATTTCCTAACACATTCATTAGTTCATGATTTCCAAGTAAGCTAATTACACTTCCACCATGTTGTTCTGCTTTTTTGTTTATATCATAAAAAAATTTAAAAACAGCTAAATCACCATTACTTTTAGTTTTTATCCCTCTTTTACCACAATGAGTATTAGCTGTTGGTCTACAAGAATCTAACTGGTCTCCAACTTGAACAACTACTGTATCTTTAGGTGTAGCAATCCAATTTAGTTTATTATCAATTAATTTAGCTTTTTTAAAAATCAATTTAGTTACATTTAAATCACCATGTATATCTCCAATCGCAACAACTCTACTTTTTGACGGTAAAACATGACTTAATCTTGTATAATATTTACATGTAGTATTCCAAAATTCATCAGAATCAGAAATATTCATTTAATATATACTAATAAACTATATATTAAATAAAAAATATACTAATAAAAAATATATTAAATAAAAAATATATTAATAAACTATATATTAAATAAAATATATACTAATAAACTTATATTTGATAAAACTATATTAAATAAAATATATATATATATAAAATAAATAAAACTATACTAATAAAATATATTAAATATAGTTCTATTAAATTAAATATATTAAATAGAATTTTATTTATAATTTAATTTTATATTTAATAATCATTATTAGTTAAATCATTATTTCCATCATAAGGAAAGCCGAAATCATTCTCTAATGATTTATAATCACCCACATCATTTACTCCTACAAATGATGAATGATTCTCATTATTATTATTATTATTATCATTATCATTATTAATTAAGGATGGATCATTATTAGAGTTAGAATTTACTTCAGAGTCTTCTACAACATTTTGTATATCATTTACAGTAACATTATCATTAGCTTCATCCACGCTATTTTTTAATTTATCATTATTAAATGCTAATGATAATGTTTGTAATGTTAAAATAAATACAATTGATGCCGATAAAGCTAATACAGGATTATAATTATTTAATATAGCAACTATTGAAATAATCACAACTCTTATAACACAATTATCAAATACAACTTTTAAATATCCTGATAATTTAGGGACAGCTAATCCTGCATATAATACCAAAAATAATTGTACTACTGTTGATACAACTGGATTTGTTAATATTTGTTTTAATAAAGAATTTATATCATTTATTATTCTATTCATTATATATATATATATATATATATAATATTTTAAATTTGAAAATTATAAGTATTTAAGTATTTGTTATAAATCTATATTATATTACGATGAAATCTATATTATGTAATAGAGGTTATATATTAAATAAAAGCAAATTTGATAAAGAATATATTAATCAAATAAAAAAAGAATTATTTGTAAAGCCATTTACAATGGATAAACAATTTTATGTAAAAGGATTTAAAATTTATTTAGAAAATAAAAAACAATTATGTATTCCTAAATACTATGCTTTAAATAAAATAGGTAATCCTGAAATAAATGATATTTTAGAAGGAATTTCTATAAATTGTAAATTTAATGGAAAGTTAAGAGAGTATCAAGAAAAAATTCTAAATATATTTAATCCAAAATTTATAAAAATGAAAGGAGGTGTATTAAGTATTCCTCCAGGTAAAGGTAAAACAGTTTTGGGAATATATTTAATATCATTATTAAAAAAAAAAACATTGATTATAGTCCATAAAACATTTTTATTAAATCAATGGAAAAAAAGATTAGAAGATTATTTACCAACAGCTAAAATAGGTGAATTAAGACAGGATAAAATAGATATTGAAGGCAAAGATGTTGTATTAGGTATGTTACAAAGTATAAGTATGAAGGAATATGATTTAGAGATATTTGAAGATTTTGGTTTTGTTATTATGGATGAGGTTCATCATTTAGGAGCACATACATTTTCTAAAGCATTACAAAAAGTTAATTCTACATATATGCTAGGATTATCTGCTACACCTAAAAGAGAAGATAAATTAGAAAAAGTTATTTATTGGTATATTGGTGATATATTATATCATGAAGAAGCATCAATTTGTCAGGATATTAAAGTAATGATTTATAATTATAAAATTAATGATAAATTATTTTGTGTAGTGAAAAATCCTAAAACAGACAAAGCACAAATGTCAACAATGATTACTAATATGGCAAATATACAAGATAGAACTATAACGATAATGAATATATTAATAGAAATTAAAAAAATAGATCCAGAAAGAAAAGTTTTAGTTTTAAGTGAAAGATTAGAACATTTAAATAATATGAAAGATATAATTGATAAAAAAACTAAATATACAACAAGTAAATATATTGGAGGAATGAAGGAAGCTAAATTAGATGAAGCTGAAGAAGCTGAAATTATATTTTCAACATATCAAATGAGTTCAGAGGGATTAGATATCCCAACTTTAAATACAATTTTATTAACAACTTCAAGAAAAAATGTAGAACAATCTGTTGGAAGAATTTTAAGAAAACAAAGTGGTTATGGACTACAACCTTTAATTATTGATTTTGTTGATGAAATAAAACAATTTAAAAATCAGAGTTATATTAGAAAGAGATATTATAAAAAAATTACTAAAGAAGAAAGAATATATATATATAAAAAAATTAATAATAAATATGAATTAACTCATACAGAAGATAAAAATAAAATTATTATTATAGAATAATATATATATCTATATATATCTATAAAAGTATGAGTAATAAACTAGCAATTAATTTATATAAAAGAATTATAGATAATAAATTTGTGGATAGTATTATAGATAGATGTTGGTGAATTATTTAATATAAAAAACGATTGGAAAATATATAATAATCAAGTTTGTGATAAATGGAAAATATGGAAAAATATTATGGAAAATACTAAAATAAATTACATGGATGATGATGTAACGAATGATATATATAATATAATTAGTAAAGAATCATTTAATTATTTAAGTGAAGCTTTACTAGAAAAATTTAATATAATATATGAAGGAGAAATTAGAAGTAATGATATTCATTTTGTTGAAAAAATTGGTTATTATACTAATGAAAATGTAAATAAAAATGGATATAATAATATATTATCTTCTGATTCAAGAATAATAATAATTGGAGATATTCATTCATCATTTCATAGTTTATTACACGTAATTGAAACTTTAGATAATAGAAATTTTTTTGAAAAAAATGAAAATGGTGATACTATTTTAAAATTAAAACAAAATCATTACATATTTTTTTTAGGTGATATGATTGATAGGGGACCATATAATATTGAAGTATTATATTTATGCTTTTTATTACAATATTTAAATATAGATATTGTAAAAAATACAAGACAAGTATGGCTTATAAATGGTAATCATGAAGATTTTAAAATGAACTTTCCTATAAATAATAATAATGTTTTTCCAATGGGTTATGTTAATGAATTAATACATCAATTTAAAGTACCAGATGTTATAGTTATATATAATAAGTATTATAAAGTATTACATTTCTTACCATCTGCTATATTTTTAAAATTTAATGAAAAAACATATCAATTAAATCATGGAGGTATTGATATTACACAAATAGCAAATATTGAAGATCAATATCAATATTTACATAAAATACTAACAGATGAAATATATTTTAAATATAGCATAAATGAAAGTAGTGACTTTTGTTTTAAATGGTATGATTTCGATAATAATGATGATAATGATATTTGGAATAATAAAACAATTCGATCATTTAAAGAGTTGGAAAGTATGAAAAGATATGATTATTTTATGAAAAGAGTTAAGATATCAAAAAAAATATTAATATCTTATTTAGAAAAATTTAATATAGAAACAGTTATTTCCGGACATCAAGATAACACTTCTATTGGTATTGTAGAAAGAAATAATGAAAATAATTTCGAGAATGATAAAGTTTATAAGGATGAATTAAAAACATTAAAAGAAAATAAAAATAATGAAGAAACAAATATATTAGTTTTAGACCCAGTAAAAAATTTATTAGCTTTAACTACATCACTTGCTACAATATCTAAAAAAGTAAATAAAACAATATTTTTAGAATTATATCAACCAGAAAAAATATTAGATTTAGAATCGATATCTAACTATGATGAAGCTGAAGATTCATATATAACTAAAGATTCAATTATTTATATAATAAATCCAAACTATTCAAACACACTATATAAGATTAGTTATAACGATTATTTATTAATTAAAGATCAAATACAAAAAAAATATAAGTTATGATTTACCCTCCACTACAAATTTTGTGTCTAATATAAGAACCATCAATTTCTCTGTTATTATTAATAAATTTAGTCATTATTAATAAGTTTAATCATCATTAATAAATTTAATCATTATTAATAAATTTAATCATTATTCTTAACAGGTATTATAATTTGATTTTTTTATTTATTTATAAATTATAAATTATTTATTTATATATATATATAATGAATATTTATTATAAAAAAAAATATAAGAACAAATATTTAAATTTAAAAGCATGATATTTAATCAATTTAAAAAAAAGAATATTGATAATAGTTTATTAACGAATTCTCAAAAATTTATATATGAAGATCATATTTTAAAATGTATAGATTATCAATATCATATTTCTATAGGTAATTTAAGAAATTTTTTTGAAAATAATATTACTTCAATAGATTATACAATTAGTATTATATATAAAAGTCCAAATAACTTTAAAATACCGAATTATAATTATTTACCATTAAATACCTTTATAAATAATATTATTTATAAATATTATAAAGGTAAATACAAAGATAAATATGAATATAGATACAGCAAGTATATTTTTAATTCTATTACATATAATAAATTCCATTTTTATCCACTTATTATTAATAATTTTATGGGATTTTTAATATTACTTTTCTTTCTTCCGTCTATTTTTTTAGATCAATTTTTTGAAAATCATAATCAAAATTTTAGATTATTTATTCAAGAGGATGAAGCAGTATATCAAAAATTCATTTATAATTTTTATAATTCATTTTTAATAATTATGCCAACAAATAATGGTGTTCCAAATTATAAAGAATATATTAAAGAATTGATATTATTCAAAAATTTAAAGAAAGTGATATTTTGGACCAATTTATTGATTTTGAATTATTTGGAACAATATTTTATAAAGGTTTTAAATTATATTTTGAATTTCAAATAGAAGATATTGAATTTTTGGAAGCAGTTGAGAATAAAATATTAAATTTTATTGAAAATACATATAATATTCCTAGAGAAAATATAATTATATTATTTCAAAAATTTTACTATTATCCGGTTATTACATTAAAGATATATACACAATATATTATGATATAAGAAATATATATATTAATGAATGGAATAAAGTTTAATTTATTAATTTTAAATATGTAATATGCTTATTGAATGAATGTAAAAATCAAAATAGGATATTAAAATATCCTTTAATATCCTTTGAATAATGTAATTCATCAAAAATATTATTATAGATAATAATAAGTTGTTTAAAATTATTACAAATGATAACAAAAATGAAGAAAACAAAAATGAAGAAAAAATAAATGAAGAAAACAAAAATATATAAATATATAGTAATTATAATGAATTTATTAAAATTTTTGATAATAAATATACCAAAGAAACGGATTAATATTTTGATAATGCTAAAAATGAAGTAATTAATATTAATTTAAAAAATAAAAATATTAATTTATAAAGTAAATTTTAATAATTGTTATAATTAATTTTAAAAAAAATATATATTAATTGTTAATAAAGAAGTATTTAAAAAAGCTTTATTTA